TGTACGAAGAAGGTGAAGTGATGGTTATATATCGTTATATTTCTGGATCACTGTCTGTTGTGATTACTCCATTTCGCTCTAAGCAATTGGTAACTGCAGATATAAATGATCTGGCTATTTATGATGTTGGGCCAGACACTTCAGCATGGAAAGACATTAGAAATTTGTTTATAAAAGAGCAGGATTTGCATTTGTTCGACGTGTACCAACCTATTGTTGCATGTTGTCATACGCTATCTCCTGTTTCTCGATTAGATATTACTTCTAATGCTCGATCTACTGGAAAACAGATGTTGTATAAACCTGGATGGACTTACGATCGATGTCAAAGTTTAGGAGTTGAACCATCGGTATATAGCGAGGAAATAGTTAACTTGTTCACCTATAATGGTAGTGCGACTGCTGGTCACAGTGGTTCACCTATCATGGTGTATAATGTTCGTTCTCCTCGTAAAATTATCGGAGTTCATGAAGCTGGAAACAAAGGAAGTGTTGGATGCTTGGGAACTTTTGTTACTCAAGAAATGATAGCAGAATTAGTAGGAAAACTTCGTATGCAAGGAGGCCTTCAGAAGGTCCCTCTTGTTCCTGAATCGACAATAACTGATACTCGCCACATACCTACTATGGATGGTCAAGAAGACAACAATCGTATGTTATACCCTACTGGACAGTTGGGTAGTATCGTCCCTATTGGTACTTTGGCTAAAGAGTTTAGTCCAGGAAGTATAGAAAAGACTTGTTTCCGAAAAACACCTTTATTTGATTTAGTGTATCCTCATACTACACGACCAACGCTAACTCGAAAGGAATCGCAGCAATTGGAGTTGGATGATCCTAGCAAATTACAATGTGAAAAGTATGGTAACGTACTTCTTCCGGCTACATCATCGATTGAAAAAGTGGTTGTGGAGGATGTGACTAATGTCACTTTGGCAGCTGTTCGTAAGAACTTATGCCGTCCTCCTCAATTGCAAACTGATCAAGAAGTGATTTGTGGAAATTCTAATTTTAGTTGCATGCGTGGAATTAATCCAAAAGCTTCTATGGGATATCCTTGCTGCTTGTATTCTAATAAAAGTGGCAAACGAGATTACATAGATTTTGAAAAAGGAGAAATAACAAGTGCAGAATTTCGAGAATTAGTTGACCAACGTGAACAAAAAGCTAAGATAGGCTTGCGAACGGAATCATATTGGATTGATTGGAAGAAAGACGCTCGAGTTGCTAATGAAAAAGTAATTCGTGGAAAACAACGTGCTTTTGTGATTGGACCAGCTGATCATACGTTTTTAGTGAAAAAGTATTGTGGTGATTTTATCACCGCTATTATGAATTCGCATAATGACTCAATGTATTCGCTTGGTATTGATCCACAAGGCCCAGAGTGGATGAACTTGTATAGAAGATTGTTTCCGTGGGGAGGCAAACAAGTTCGAGGTGGCGATCAATCTCAGTATGATGGTAATGTTTTTAATCAGTTTACGACAGCTCTGTGTGAATGTGTTAATAAATTTTACGGCGATAGTGAAGAAAATCAAACTGTCCGCCGAGTGTTATTCCATGAAATGAATCATTGTGTACACTTATTTTTTAATGCACCGTTCGGAGTTTGGGTCGTATATATGACAACCCATGGAAATCCTTCTGGAAATGTTTTTACCACTGTGTTAAACTCGTTTGTGAATGCTTGTTATATGCGAATGGCGTATTTGGAAATAGCGATACTGAATCCAACAGTGCCAAGAGATTTAATTTCTATGGCAGCATATTCTAAAAACGTTACTGAAGCATATTTCGGTGATGATGACGTCGGTGAAAGTGCTCCTAACATTGCGTGGTTTAATATGGCTAATATAGCTTTAATACTACGCAGTCATGGTTTAACTTACACCTCTAATCAAAAAGATGGACGTATGATTCCATTCGAAACAGTTGACACGGTAAAATATCTTAAAAGAGGATTTCTACCCGATGAAGATTACCCAACAATAATAATGAGAGCTCCATTAGATGAAGCTCCAATCCAAGAATTAATAAATTGGATTAAAACATCCGACGATCCACTAGGAGCATTGCAATCTAATGTGGACGACTTCCAACGCTATTATAGCGCTTATGGAAGAGAAAAATTCAACCAAGAATCTCTCCGCGTAGAGTTGGTGGCTTTATCGTTAGAGCTACCCTTACAATTCCGCGGATATGAATATTACCGATTTGAGACAGAAGTTGCTCATGGTATAGCATATCGAGCTTATCAACTCAGTGCTATCCATAGTATGTTAGG